GCAATGGCAATCCTGAAACTACAGTTCTGGCACATTACCGGATGGCTGGAATTTGCGGAACGGGAATGAAACCTGACGACATGATCGGCGCATGGGCTTGTAGCGCGTGTCACGATGAAATCGACCGACGCACCCATAATCTCGACAACAAAGACGCCAGACTTTACCACCTCGAAGGCGTGATCAGGACGCAGGCGATACTGCTGAAGGAGGGGAAGATTAAGTCATGAACGAATATCAGTTTGTGCTTCCGTACCCGCCGTCGGTGAACACCTACTGGCGAAGACGGGAAAGCCAATACTACATCAGCGATAAAGGCCAGAAATACCGAAAAGACGTTCAGCAAATCATTCGCCAACTCAAGTTAGACATTTTCACCAAATCACGACTCCGCATCAAAGTCATCGCAGACGTTCCAGATTCCCGCCGCCGCGACCTCGACAACATCCTGAAAGGTTTACTCGACTCCCTTATCCACGCCGGATTTGCGGAAGACGACGAGCAATTCGATGACATTCGCGTAATTCGTGGTGTGAAAGTACCAGGCGGACGGCTTGGAATAAAAATCACCGAACTGGAGAACGTATGAACGCCACAATTCAAACGATACCAGAGCTTCTTATCCAGACACGAGGCAATCAGACCGAAGTGGCAAGGATGCTTTCC